AAGACTGGATTTATTAATAATAACACCACGTCTACTATTAACGGATCAGTAGTTGCTGAGCGACAGGCACTGAGTAAAGCATTAAAACCACAGGCGGATAATTAAAATGCATATCTATAAATTCACGCATATAGAAACAAGAAGATCGTATATAGGTCAAACTATACAAGATCCTAATCAACGCAGGCTTGAACATATTTGTGATAGTAAGCATAATCCACCAACATATCATTTTCACAATGCTTTAAAAAAGTACGGAGTTGATGCATTTACTTTTGAAGTAATAGATTCTGCAAATTCAATAAAAGAGTTAAATTTACTAGAAGAAAAATATGTAGATCAGTTTGATTCTATTAATAATGGATTTAATATTCGTCAACCAGGCGGAAATAAATTACATTCTTTGGAAAGTAAAGTAAGAATGAGTGAATCACAAAAACTGGCTCATGCTAGACGAAGAGTAACTGGCACTGAAGGCGGGTGGAAAAGATCAGACAGCGGTCCTATGAAAGGAAAGTCTCACCCAAACAAAGGCGGAACTTCTGCTAATAAAGGTAAGAAAAAAGGAATGTCGTGGGAAGAAATCTATGGCATAGAAGGAGCTAGATTAAGAAGAGAAGCTCGTAAAAATAAGGTGCTAACAAATGTCTGATTTCTTTTATGATGGTCAAATGCGTCGATACCTGACGCAGTTCATTCGAGCGATGAGTAACTTTGCTTACAAGGATGCTAAAGGACAATTGGTTCAAGTTCCTGCACGTTACGGCGATATGAATAGACAGGTAGCACAGATACTGAAGAAAAATAGCGAAAATACCGTTGCAAGTGCGCCATTCATTGCCTGTTATATCAAAGAGATACAGTACGATCAAACAAGATTACAAGATCCAACATTTGTTAGCAAGGTAAACATTAGAGAAAGATCAATAGATCCTGCTACCGGTGATCTATTATACACTCAAGGTGCTGGCTATACTGTTGAACGTATAATGCCTAGTCCGTATCTGGTAACATTTGCCGCAGATATTTGGACCAGCAATACAGAACAAAAGCTACAACTGTGGGAACAAATTGCAGTATTGTTTAATCCCAGTTTAGAAATACAGACAAGTAACAACTATCTTGATTGGACTAGCCTATCAACGTTGACATTTAAAAATATGATTTGGAGTAGCAGAAGCGTCCCACAAGGAATAGATCAAGATATCGATGTGCTTACCATGACTTTTGAAAGTCCTATATGGATCACTCCGCCTGCCAAGGTTAAAAAGTTAGGAATCGTAACCAAAGTTATTGCCAACATATATGCTGTGCCAACAGGTAGCGTAGAAACAGAATTTAATCAAGTAGAAACCATGTATGATTTTGGCGAAACTATTTCTCGTACAGTGGTAACTCCATCGGGGTTTGATTTATTGGTGTTAAACAATGTTGCAACATTGGTAAAAAATGAAAATTCGTCAAATTATGTTAATATTTCGTCTGTACAAAATAAGTTTAACTGGCAAGAATTGTTAGATCTATATCCAGGACAATTCCGTGCAGGACTTAGCCAACTAAGACTACAAAAACCCGACGGAAATGAAATTGTCGCCTACATCAGCTTGGATCCAACTGACGATTCAAAGATGGTGTTAAACGTTGATCAAGATACAGTACCATCTAACAGTATTTTGTTAGACACACTAGGCACTATTAACGCAATTATTAATCCTCAAACATTTAATCCATTGCCGGCACCCATGGGTGTTAGATATCTTATCCTTGAAGATATAAATCCCGGATTTGGTACTGAAGGATTTGTTGGGGTAGAAGCATGGAGAAACTCTGACGGCAGTGATTTTACTGCCAATGCCAATGACATCATTGTATGGGACGGATACTTCTGGTCAAAGATTTTCGATTCTCAGGCGGCCGAGGATCTCACTTACATAACTAACATATATACAGGTATACAATACAAGTGGCAAGATGGCTCTTGGACCAAGAGTTTTGAAGGCATTTACGATCAGGGCGCATGGCGAATCATTCTTTAAATCAAATTATATGTAGTGGCGGATTATTTCTAGCCAAAGACACCAGCAGATTTTTATTACTCATGCGAGGTCAAGGCAAAACCGCAGGCACATGGGGATTGGTTGGAGGTAAACTAGAACCTGATGATCAGACTCCGTATGATGCACTAACTAGAGAAATATCCGAGGAAGTAGGAAAGACACCTGCTATTAAAAAAGTAATTCCATTAGAGCTGTTTACCAGCAATGATCAACACTTTCACTATAACACGTATGTACTGTTGGTTGAAAAAGAATTTGTTCCTACTTTAAATGAGGAACATACAGGTTACGCTTGGTGTAGCTTTGAACATTGGCCCAAACCACTACACCAAGGTGTTAAAAATACATTTAACAATAAAACTATTAAAACTAAACTAGAACTTCTTCTAGAATTAATTTAATTTTTGTCCCAATGCGCTAGCCGGCATCGTTTGAGAAGTTGGATCGCCCAACTGTGCTTGTGCTTGCTTCTGGACTTCGGTAAAAGTTTCAATACCGACTTCGATTGGTAATTTTGCCAATCCGCCTAACACAGTATTAAGCTGTGCAATTTCTAATTTCAAGGTAACTGTTTGTTTTTGTTCGTTCACGCTGATCTCCTATTATAGACAGTGTTAATGATATTTATACTGACGGAGTTTCAGGTGGAACATAAACGGTTCCAGTTGACCAAGGAAAAGTGTTATCATGCTCTTTGTGTTCTGTAACTGGGTGTGCTATTGCGTCAATTGCTTTAGTAATTTGCTCGTTAACGTGTTGTTCGTAACTGTCAACTACTACACCTTTAATCCAACCAAGTACAATTTCTTCAGTAAGATCTTCGTAAGGAGTAAAATTTTCCGGATCAATTTGATTTAGATCAAACGGGGTTGCTCCGACAAATTTACCTTTATTTCCAAATTCGTCGGTTCCTTCTTTTTCCCAGTAAGTTTGGAAAACTACATCTTCGAGGCCCGATTTGGTTACCTTTTTAAAGCTGGTTAGTTTCCATGTATATGTTATTGCCATTTGTATCTCCTGAATTCTTATTTATCGTATTTATTGCTCACTTGACGGAACTTCTCTGTAAGATTTAACAAAAGTTCCTGGACGTACAGCAAAATTTTCTGTTAGCATGTGTGACGGATCGTCTGCTTCAATATAGTGCGTTTCGTCCTGATCCGGTGTTTTAACCGGTGCGCAGACCACTTCATAATTTGGCATCTTTGGATCCTTTAATTAAATCATGTAGTTCATCCAGTTGATCTTGCTGTTCTTTAATGGCCTGTATCAACAACGGAACTAGTTTCTCATATTTAACAGTCAAGTATCGTTCACCTGATATACTTTGGCCGGGTTTTTTCCAGTCATAGTCAAACGGTGCAACTGTTACTGCTTCTGGTAAAACTGCTTCAACATCTTGGGCAAATACACCAACTTCGGTCTTAGCATTTGGCTCAAACCCTAGATCTCGCACCATGTCTTTCCAATCAAATACCATACCGGTTATAGTACGGACTTTGGCCACTGCATTTTCAATAGGACGGATATTTTCTTTTAATCTACGGTCTGATGCATAGGCGATAATGTCATAATAACTGCGTAGGTTATTGTCTCCATCGCCAAAACTACCAATCTGTGTGCCCCAATCGTGGTTGTTATAGAAACGTGTTCCGTTATAACCATAATAAGCACCAATACGAATACCAGTATGGTAACCAATACCCAAGTCAGGATATGGATAGCCCCAGCCGCCGCCAACTTGATAGATAGCGTAGGCGTCACTAGGTGCTCCAGAATCGCCGCCGACACCAGCAAAGTATAGAGAACGAGTGGTAAACTGATATACATTGCTACCGCCATTAGGATCAACATAGTAACCGGTATTGTTTTGATCGTAGAAAATAGTACCACGACTTGAACCGTTTGATATTAAGTTATTACTGCTGTCAACATAAGCACGTTGTACGTTGCCGGTTACAAATTCAATGTATGATTCTGAACCCAACATCAAGTAACCGCCGTTGTAAACTCCTGGACGACCCCAAGCGGCACCAAGACGAACGTTCTGACCGTTACCTTCTGGATTGATTGCGTGGAAACCTGAATCGTCAGCATTAAGAGTTACACGACCGTTGGCCAAGAAGTTGAACGGTGTTGAACCAGCCGGATTACAATAGTAACCGGTATTGTCTGCATCGTAATAGATGCTGGCATAGAAAGCTCTAGCGGCATTGCTGTTATTTTCATAGAGAGCTACTTTATACCATGATGTAAAGCCGCCGCCCCAGATACCACGAATATAAGTTAAATCTGGTGAGCCAGCACCGTTGGTCATTTGCCAACCGTAACCAGTACTACCGTTGTTGTAGTGCATGGCTTGGATTGTTTCCCAGTGGCTTGTTCCTGACGGCTGATTACCCGGGTTGCTCCACGAGTCAATAAATCCATTGCCCCACATGAACATGGTGTTGAAGTCTGTAGTTCCCCATCCCATGGTACCTGTCCAGTAGTTGGTGTCACCGGTATAGTCGTTTCTTGCAGTATTGTATTTGTATGTCAATCCTGCTCGCATTTTGGCGCGGCTGGTCAATCCATTGTTGTTAGTACCGTAGGCAGCATTTAAGTCATCGTAATAGCTGGTGTCGTTTCTATCGTAGAAAATGTATGCTCTAGCATCATTTAGGTAGGTAATGTTGTACAATTCCATGTTGGCATTACCGTATTCCATACGTAATTTCCAGCTACCGCTACTGTCTAGCAATCCCGAACCGCTGTTGTCAGCGTACATGTACATTTTGATAGAGCCAGCATATCCATCACGAATTCTTATACCAATACCCGAAGCCACACCAGCACCTGACCCAACGTTCCAATATTGACTATTATCAGCATACCAATGGTTGGCATAACTTTGGTTATAGATACCTTGTGCGCCACCAGTGTTTCTAAACCAGCCACTAGCATAGAAATCGGCGCCGTAAACTACGTTTAATTGTGATGTACCGTTTGGATCAACATAGTATCCAGTATTATTAGCATCATAGAAAATAGTGGACTGTATCTGATGACCTGAGTTCCAGTATTTTACCCAACCACTAAAACTGTTGTTGGTAATATTACGTTGATATAATTCATTGGCATTATCTTCCCACCCATAAGCAATCTGTGTACCCCAAT